GACCGGCGAAATCTCGCGCGTGGTAGTGACGAACCCTGGTCAGTACTACTACTACACGGGCGTCCCGACTGGCGTGACGATCACCAATGGCGGCGAATACTACCGCGAGGACGCCAGCCTGCCGCCGTATGTGGCGACAGTCACTGGCAACATTGGGCAATTTTCTCCGAGCGACGGAGCAGGAGCCGTCATCACGGCGGTCATCGACAGCAACACGTCGAGTCCAAACTTTGGTCGCGCTGTCGGGTTGAGTATTGACGATGGCGGCGACGGATATTTGGCGGCTGTGACCGGCGGAACGTCATGCTGCGGACAGCACTGGAACGGGCGCAGCGTCGTGCTGCGGAAGGAAACCGCACTCCCGCTCTCCGGCGGCGCGGCGAACTGCCGGTACAGCCACAAAATGTGTGGCGGCTTCAGCAATCTCAAAGCCGCTGGTCACGTTCGCTTGGAATACAACGGCCCGCTGAAATCACCATTTGTGAGGGTTGAGACAGAGCTTTCAAATTCCTCAGAAGCGACCGCCAATGTGTGCGACGCCGACTTCCATGCGCCTGCACTTCCGGGCGGCGTGCCGTATGACTGCTCTAACTTGGCATTTACCGCTTTTGCTAGGGCAGGTGGAGTCGCAACAGCGAGCGTGACGCCGGGGGGCGAATACGTCGAAGACTACCTAAATCCCGGCGGGTTGGCATGCGCGTCGTGCTGCAAGGGCAGCGGCGAGGTGCCACAAGAAATTGCTATTGAGATCACAGGCAGCACTATTTCCGCGTTTGATGGCGTCTACGTCAGAAGCGTGGTTTCAATAAATTCCCAAGATGGCGTGCATTGGGGGAATTATGCAAGTGCAAATGAACTGATGGTACTGGTTTCTCTTGAGCCATCGGAAGCGTGTACTGACTGCGACTCACACTGCCGAGTGCTTGTGCATTTTCAGCATCCCACGGCAATTGCAGCGGTAAACAATTACACGAACAGCCCAGACGCACCGGCCGAACGGTGCGTGTCTGTGCCGATATGCAATCCGTATGGCACATACACGCTCTGCTCCTACTACCACAACAATCAGGGCGTGCTCACGAAAAACTGCGAGTTCACCGCTGAGGTTGGGCCAGCGTGAACTGCGACTTCGACAACCCGGCGATGACCTGCCCGACCTGCGGCTACCGGGCCAAACGTCTGCCCACCTACCGCGAGTGCCGCCCCGTGCCGGTGAAATCGTGGAAGCCCGTACCCGTCGGCGACCTCGTCGAGCGGTGGCTGACGCGGCTGGGTATCACGCGGGAGCGCGTCGAGCGGTGGACTCGCACGGAAGGCATACCGGGGGGGTGTGGGTGCGAGGCTAGGAAAAGATGGCTGAACGAGGCGGGGAACCGCGTGCAGATCGCGGCCCGCGGCTGGCTGCTCAAGGTTCACGTCATCTACTTCGGACCCTAGCGTCTTTGTGCAGTGCTAGCAGGCAAACCGGCATTGACGCCTGGCATGGCTGTGGCAGTCTCGTGCTATCGGCCTATACGGAGGACCAGATGGCCAAGCGTAAGACGCTGACGCAGCTCACCGCCGACCGAGTCCCACGAAAGGGAATGGCTCCGTGGGAGGAAAGTATTTCGATGGACCTGCGGGCCGAGCTTGAGGAGGCCTACCTGGACTACAAGGCCGGCAAGCGAGGCACCAAGACGGGGTTCTGCAGGGCGTTGTCGGCGGCACTGGCGGAGTGCGGTCACGCAATCGGGCACGCGGGAGTCGAAGGGTGGCTGAAAAGACGCCAGGCACAAGGCTGACCGGGAAGGTTGCCGCCAAGCTCCCGCCGCCCGAGCCTGCCCGCGATGCGGAGCAGGTGACGCAGCGCCGCGACGGCGAGGTGCTCGAGGCCAAGAGCACGTCGCGGACGATCCGCACCGTCGAGGATCTGCTGCGGCATATCGAGGCCGACTTAGAGCGATATGAAGTCGCGGCCAGTGAGGCAACCAAGTGGGAGTGTGCCACCGGCGGCGACAACGGGCCGGAAGTGACCGAGCTGTTCCGGGTGTTCGTGAGGCTCAAGCCGAAGGCCGGGCCGGGTGTGCGGGAATGCGTCGAGGCGATGATCGAGGCGGCGAAGAAGGAGATTCGCCGGCCCTCAACCAAATCCGTCAAGGCCCCGCCAGGCGGCCTCTGGCAAGTGCTCGTCGTCGCGGATACGCATTTCGGAAAATACTGCTGGAACAAAACCGCGGGCGGTGGCGACTACGATCTCGACATTGCCTCGCGGCTCGTGACCGAGGCCAGCGATAGCCTGCTGGCTATTGGCGATTCGCACAAGCCGGCCAGGCGGACGATTGCCTTCTTGGGCGATCTCTTCCATTACGACACGCCGGCCGGCACCACGACGGGGGGCACGCCGCTCGAGCGGGACGGCCGGCTCCAGAAAATGATCGAGGTCGGCTGCGACACACTGCTGTCGCTCGTGGAGAAGTCGGCGGCTACCGCTCCGACCGACGTTGTGATCGTCAACGGGAATCACGACGAAGTTCTGACGTGGACGTTCCAGCGGATCATGCTTGAGCGATTCCGCAACGACAAGCGGGTGAACGTGCGGGCAGGCTTCACGGGCAGGCAGTATGCCCACCACGGCGGCACGCTGCTGGGGTTCGCTCACGGCCACAAGGCCAAAGCGAAACTGCCGCAGCTCATGGCGTTGGAATCGCCGCAGGAATGGAGCAGTTGCCCGTACCGCGAATGGCATACCGGGCATTTCCACTCCCAGGCAGCCGAGTGGCAGCGGCCGATTGAAACGCTCCAGGGGGTGATCGTGCGGACGGCTCCGGCCTTGAACCCGCCGGACGATTATCACGCGGTGAATGGCTGGATTGCCAGCCGGCAGGCAATGGAAACATTCCTCTACGCCGAGCGTGGCGGTCTGCAGTCGATGCACGTCGCAGGCCCGTACATGGGTGGCACATGATCGACCGCCCGCCGCTCACCGAGGACTACATCGCCAAGGCCATGCAGGACGCCAGGCAGTTCCAAGCAAATTGGGACTGCGGCACGTCTGGCGTTTTGGCGGCTCACACTTTCAGGCTTATCAAGGAGAGGGAAATGCAAATGGCGCGGATTGCGGAGTTGGAGCGGGAGTTGGCCGAGCTGCGGGCATTGCATGATGCCCCGGAACTGCCGCCGGAATATGCGAATGTCCGCCTGGTGCCGGCCGAGGTTGCCGAGCAGCCGGTCTTTGACGAGCCGATCCCGGTTGCCACGTCGATGCCACCGGAGCAGATTGAGGCGGCATGGGCCGGCATCAAGGCCCGCCGCGATGCGATGCTCGCCAGAATCAAGGAGGACCCAACGCCGGCGGCGGATGCAATCGTCTATGCGGCAGTGCGGCCAAAGCTGATTGGGGTGACGGGCCGGGCCGGCAGCGGCAAGAGCCTAGTGGCTAGCATGGTTGGAGGCATGGTCATACAGCTGGCGGACCCGCTCTATGCGGCCCTGTCCGTCATGCTCGGCTTGCCGGAGGTGCTGCTTCGAGATCGGCAGTTCAAGGAACGCACGATTGAGTGGCTCGGCAAGTCGCCGCGGCAAATGCTCCAGACGCTCGGAACCGAGTGGGGGCGGGATTCCGTGCGGAAGGACGTTTGGCTGCAACTGTGCCAGCGCCGTATCGAAACGCTACGGAGCCACGGGGCCGGGCCGATCGTGATAGCCGACGTCCGGTTCGACAACGAGGCTGCGATGATCCGCTCAAGCGGCGGCCAAGTGTGGCACGTCCGGCGGCCGGAGGCCGACGAGGCCGGCGTGGAGCACACGAGCGAGGCCGGAATCCAGGCGCTCGACGGGGATCGCATCATCGCCAATGACGGCACGATCGAGCAGTTGCGGCGCAGGGTGTTTGCCGCGATGCACGGGGGCTACGAAGCGGCCTAGCCGCCCGCTGGAACACAGGGATCACTACGGCCATGCCCGCACCTGAACAATCGTACAATGGTGGTAGGAGACAGAGCGACGTGATTAGCCGGGCACGGGTGAACGAAACGCTGTTCCGGCGATCGGCCAAAGGCCGCGAGGCCCTTGCTCCGCCCGGCGAGGGCGGCGAGCACGTCCACTACCAGCATCGCCGCAGCGTGGGCGTCGGCTGCATTACGAGCAGCAATAAGCAGTCGGTCACGTTTTGGGAGCTGCTGGCCTACGAGCTGGGCGTGAACGTCCAGACTGCCAAAGAACTGTGGGAAAAGGGGCTCATCAAATGACGAATGTCGCCACGGGTCCGGTGATTGCGGCCGGCAGCTATGACGACGTGGCCGGCAAGGTCTCGGCGTTCCTCCAGGCCGCGCGGGCCGCCGCCGCTGACGGCCTAACGTGGGCGGAGTTCGGCACGCTCCTCGTGGCCCTGCTTCGTATTTCGATCCAGGCCCTCGACGTGATGCAGAACCTCACCGGGGCGGAGAAGAAAGAGATCGCCCTGCACGCCGTTGCCAGCCTGTTCGACCTGGTGGCCGACAAGTGCGTGCCCTGGACGATGGCGCCGCTGTGGATGGTCGCCCGGCCTGCCGTCCGCTCGCTCGTGCTGGCGCTCGCCGGCGGGGCAACCGAAACCCTTCTGCCGATGATCCGGAGCCGCTGATGCTGACTGCGATTCTCCTCCTGTCTGCGGCCGCAGCTTTGTGGTGGCCGCAGGTTGTGAAGATGCTCGACCACGTTGACGTGCCCGAGCTGGACCGCCGGCACCTGGCCGCGGCCGGTCTGATTGCGGCCGCGGTCGTGGCGTACTCGTGGCGTATGCCGGCCGCACCGCCGGTGCCCACCCCTGCCCCTCCGGCCCCGGACGCGGGCATTGTGCTCGCCGGCAAGTTCGTCGGCCCCACTGCCCCGGCCGATGCCCAAATGCTCGAGGCCCTCTGCGATGAGATCGCGGCGTGCATCGAGCAGGACGGCATGAAAGAGCAGCCGCGGCTCACGACAGGCGTAGCGTTCGACGATCTGCGTGTCGCGGCCCGCGAGGGGCGGATGCGGGGCGAGAGTCTCGGCAGCCGGCAGCCGCATGTGCGGGACGCGATCCACCAGTACCTCGACCAGGTGGTAGGGGTCGCCGGCGGGCCGGTGACGCCGGATCAGCGGTCGAAGTGGGTCTCCGCATACCGCACCATCGCGAGGGCCGCCGCTGATGTCACGCGATAGGCGCAACGCTCTGACACTCGTGGCGTCCGTGGCGTTGGTCGTCGCGGCGTTCGTCGTCGCCGGCCAGGCCGGGCGGCGCGTGCCTGTGGCCGGCGACGTGCATGGCATGGGCTACGTCCCAAACCCGGCAGGGGTCCGCGAGTTCCTATCAGAGCTGGACGAGCCGATGTTTCGCCAAGCCGGAGCGGAATGTCTGGCCAAGGCCCAAGGCCGCGATACCTACCTGTATAGGTATGTCGATGCGGCCCACCGGGAGGTGTACGGCAAGCCGTTCGAGCCATGGAACCAAGGCCCGCACGGCTCCTGCGTTTCGTTTGGGTGGGGGCTCGGAAGTTTTTTCGCTCAAAGTGTGGATTGGGCCACCGGCAAGATGCCGCACCCGCCCAAGCTCGTCGCGACCGAGCCTATCTATGGGGGCAGTCGGACGGCCGCGAGGCTCCCGCCGGTGACGTTTGCGGGGTGGGGCGACGGCAGCTACGGGGCGGCGGCGGCTCGTTGGGTGGCCGGCCTCAAGAGCGGCCAGGGTGGGATCGTCTATCGTGAGAAATACGGCGACGTCGATCTGACGACGTATTCGATTCCGCGGTCGAAGGAGTGGGGTGCCTACGGCGCCCCGCCAGCGATCGGCAAGGCCGGCATGAAACATACGGCTAGGGCCGTCGCTCTCTGCGAGGATTGGGAGTCGCTGACGGCCGCGCTCGAGGCTGGGTATGTGGTGCCCGTCTGTAGCAATGTCGGATTCGCCAAGACAAACCAGCGTGATGCCGATGGGTTCCTGCCGCGTGGCGGCAACTGGAACCACTGTATGCTCCTGTGCTCGATCAAGTACGCGGCCAACAGCGGCAAGGGCAATGAGCCGCGGATGGTCAACCCGCGCGACGGCGTCTTGTGTTTGAACTCGTGGGGCAAGGGCTGGGTGGCAGGCCCAAAGCACCCGCCGGACCAGCCGGACGGCTCGTTCTGGATGACGCGGGCGGACGCCGAAGCGATTCTGCGGCAGTCAGATTCATTTGTCATAGGTGGGGTGAGCGGATTCGAGTGGCGAGACCTGCACCACGGAGGGTGGCTGCAGCAGCCGCCGGCCGAGCCCGCCAAGCCTGCCGACCCGCCGATCATTCGTGCCCTGGCTCTCTGATTGGAGTATTTCGATGAGGGTAGACCGCAACACCGTGTTCATCGTGCTCGCCCTGGCGGCTGGCTACTGGTTGGCGTCGTCCTCGAGCTCGCCGCTGGGGCCGCCGGCCAAGGATCGCCCGGTGCTGCGCTTCATCGCGCGGGCGGCGAAGTCGTTCCTCTGGATTGCCCTGGTGGCCGAGCAGCCGCCGACGGCGGGCGGCGAAGCGTATGCAATCCACGCTCCGATCGGGCCGGACGGGGCTCCGACACTCAATCACGCGCGGGGGTGGTGATGAGCCTGTGGCAATGGTTCCTCTCGTGCCTCGCCTGGCTGGCCGCTGACCCGGCCGCGGTGGACGTCGAGCGGCCGCGGGCTGCGGCGGCCGTGGCCGTGGCCTACGCCTCCTTCGCGCCGGAGCAGGCACCGCCGGCACCGCCGACGCCGGTCAATGAATGTGCGTGCGGCGGGACGTGCGTCGGCGGCAAGTGGAAGCCGGACGGCCATATCGTCCAGCCGTGCCCCTGCCCTGCATCGTGTAAGTGTAAGGCCGGCAAATGTCCGGACGGCAAATGCCCCCAGGTGCGATGAGCGTGGATGCCCTAGAGCAGCTTTCCGCCCATGTCCGGTACCGGCTGGGTGGCCGCGTGCATTACTGCAAGAGCTGGCGGGTGGACGAGCTGACGCGGCTCGTGCTGCGGCATTGGCCGCACAACCACCTCGAGGCGGCGGAGCGGTCCGGCGGCCGCCTTCATAAGAGCGTCGATCACGCCATGGTGCTGCTGCGGGCTCAAGTGCGTGAGCAGTGGGAAGCCCGCCACGGCGTCGGGCCGATGTGGCAACTGCTGCTAGCCGGGGCCGTGGCCGGCATTTCGCATGTGATTCTCGAACTGTGGTGGAGCGATGCCCGCTGGCGTGAGCGGCTCGCAGAGATCGGCCAAACCATTCGCGAGGGGAAGTAGCATGGCGCAGTCGTTTTCACTGTCGGGCGTGGTGCAGTTGAATCCTTCATGGGATGACGGCACGGCAACTGATGCCGTCGCCGCGAATGTGGCGTTGAGCCTCGACAACGGCACCGGCGCCGGGCAGGCGGATTCATTCTGGAGCAACACCTACTCCATCGCGGCCGGCCAATCGCAGTCGATCGACCTGACGGCGCTCGCCCGATCTGTATTCGGGGCGAGCGGCTCAATCAACATCTGGAAGGTCAAGGCACTGCTGTTCCGCAACCTCTCGACGGCTACCGGATTCACGGTTGGCGGCACGCCTTCTGACCGCTGGAGCGGCTTTTCCAGTTCGGGCACGCTGGTGGTCGCCCCGGAGGGCCTCGTCCTAGTGACGGCACCGCGGGCCGGGCTGGCCACGAGTGGGACGTCGAAGGCTCTGGACGTCGTGAACACGGACCAGGTCTATAGCCTGACCGGCAACACAACCACGGGGCAGGCGGCCGTCACGGGCCTGTCGAGCACGACGGGGCTCGAGGCCGGCATGAGCGTGGCCGGCACCGGCATACCGGCCGCGGCGAAGATTGCCAGCGTCACGAGCGGCACCGCGATCACGCTCACGGCCAACGCCACGGCCACCGCGACGGGCGTGGCTCTGACGGTCGATCGGCCCGCGGCCTCTCTGCAGGTGATTGTTGCGGGCGTGCTCGACTAACGGACCACGCCGAGCGCGGCGTCGGCCATGTCGAGCGCCGCCCGGCCGAGCCGGCGTAGCGGGGCCTCGGCCGGCGTGGCTGGGGCGGCGTGGGCGGGCGTGGGCATAGGCTGCCATTGGGGCGGAGCGGCGTGGCTGGCCACGAGCCCACGGTGGGCGGCGTCGATCATGGCGAGCTGCCAACGGGCCTCGACCACGAGCGACGTGCCCACGGCGAGCACGGCGAGCACCAGGGCGGCGCGGAGAATGTCGCGGATCATGCGGCGGCCTCCGCGAGCAGCTGGCAGGGGAACCCGGCAATCGGCGTGGCCGGGTCGATGATCCACTCGTAGGCGGCGCCGCTGGGGTGGCGGCTGGGCGGGAGCACTGATTGAGCGGCGCGGCCGCCAATGCGGATCTCCAGGTCGCCGGCTTTGACTGCGGCCGCGGCCGGCATCCACGGTTCCCAACGGAATAGGCGGTGCTCCCCGCGGGCGGAGCGCCACGTCGGCGTGGGTATGTCGAGCACGCCATAGGCTGCGAGCTGGTTGCGGCCGGCGGGGTCGTCGTATTCCACGTCGATCACTCCGGAGTCGGGGCCGAGGAGGATGCCGACGTTTGACCGGGCGGCGAGCCAGGCGGCGACGGTCTCCAGGTCGTCGGTGCCTTTGTGCTGCCAGCCGGCGCCGAGCGGCCGTTTCTCGCCACGGGCGAGGCGGACGAACAAGCAGCCGGCGGCGGCGAGGGGGGCGAGCGCGTGCATGGGCGTGGGTCTCCTTTTCACTCGTGGTCGGTGTCAGGGTCGGGAATGTTGTCGAGCATGGTGTAGGTCGTGCGGATCGGCAGGCCGAGCAGCCGCATCGCGTCGGCCACGGCAACGCATACGTCGCGGCAGCGCCACCACGACGGCGGATCGCCGCAGTCGGCGTAGGTGTCGAGGATCGTGAACTCGTCGGGCAGCGGGTCGCCGGCCACGAGGGCGTCCACCACGGGCCGCGTGAGCGGATCGCAGTTGACGTAGCCGGCGAGGCTGATGGTTGCCAACTCTGGCGGGCAAGCCTCGAGCACGATCGTGTCGGGATCGGCGGCGAGGATTTCGGCGGTGGTGCGGGGGTCGTGGGTCATGGTCTCGGGTCTCCTGGGGTTGTTGGTGAACACTGACATAATACCGATCGGCAAAATAGAGTCAAGGGGTGAGAAGTTTTCTGCGAACGTGGGCGGGCGTGGCTTAGTGCCTGCCGTCAGCTGGGCGAACGCGGGGCCGGCCTCGGCCCACCGGGTCGCGCTCGAAGCTCTCGCAAGCGGAGCGGAGTGCGAAATAGTAGCCGTCGATTTCGATGCCCTGCAGGCGTCCGGACTTGATAGCCTCGCGGAGCGTGATGCGGGCAACGCCGGCCAGGCGGGCGCCGGTCTGGATGCTGACGTATTTCTTTGGGTCGATGTTTGGCATGGGTGCATTATTGCCGATCGAAAGCCGCGGTCAATGCTGCGGCCGGCGTGGCTGGGCGGGCGTGGCTTCATAGGGGCGGCGTGGCTTGATAGGCGTGGCTGGGGCGGCGTGGCT